CCTGCCCTGCGTAGTGCGCGATACATCTCATGCAGGCTAATAGCCCATGCGTCGAGCTGTGAGTAAGTATCGAGATCGATGACTTTCTTTCTTGCCATGTCAATAATTATCGCTCAAGAAGGATGTTGTAAATCTCATCGACACGCGAGTTGAGTCGCTTAATTTCAGACAGAAGATGCGTGATCACATAACCTGCAAGCCCACCGATGACGGCAAGGCTAGCAAAGTAAAGAGTGAAGAAGTTTTCTTGAGTCATTCTTTCCCGACTCCGAATGAGGCATCGTTAGGATTGAGCCAGCGCAGAATGACGGGTGCTACTGCTGCCGCGCCTGCCATCGCTAAGGTCTTAGGATCTGTTACGCCTGCCATGTATAGCGCGAGAGCAGCGGCCAAGAATGATCGAGCCCATGATGCTGCTAGTGATTTTGCTTGCTCCATTAGTTTCCACCTATCATCGGTATAGTAAAGAATTGAGAGTCTTCGTCGCCCTTGATAGTGAAGCTGATATGCGCGTGATGATTATGCTTATTGATCCCATCATAAGGACGCCAAGCCCAAGCCTTTTTAGCTGAGGCGATCTTGCCGTCGAAGATGATGTAACTAATTCTTTTATCGCCAGACTTTGCAGCGAGTCGAATCTGATCGACCAAGTCAGGCATGAGATCGGGCTTCCCTTTTTTGCCAGCAAGGTCGCGGTCAACATCGATGGCACGTACCCATCCCTGTGCATCTGGATTATGATCAGACTTGCGCGCAGCGTGTCTCGTGTCACCGATCCAGCCGTCGCTAGTTCTATCTCTATCTGGGAATGCATCATCAATCTGCTCTCTTAATTGGATAGCAGACTTTGAGAGTCTAGGCTTCATCCAAGTAGGAGTGCTGCTTCATCGGCTGTGATGCCTAGGCGCTCAAGTAGTGCAGCCTTAGCATCAGCCTTAGCTTGTGAGCCAGCCGCTTTTTCATCGGCACGCGCTAAATCGGCCTCGTGTTGTTTGACCTCTGCTGGAGTTAAATCGCGTTCAATGACTTCACCTGTAGTTGCATTGTGTTCTGTAATTTTCATTATTTTACTCCGTAAAGGACATAGGTGCCTGAAATTGCATTTACATTTGTGATACTTGTGATCGCTGAAGTTGATTTCCAAGATCCAACGGCATTTGCCAACTCGAAGGCCGTATTTAAACGATCAACACCGCTAGAGATTGTGTGAGTCAGTTTCCAAGTTGCCTCAGCGTAGTTAGGAATACGCATAACAAGTTGATTATACTGCGTAGAAGCCTTGAAACCTTCAGCGTTAATTACAATTCCAGTATCGGGTGCAACGCCATAGCTTGTCACGGTATTGTTTACGATTCGGTTTATCACCCATCCGTAATTTGATGCAGTATCCGAATTAAATCTAAATGTCATGTCAAAGTTAGAAGTTGAAGTAAGATTGCTCATGACTAACACTAACTCTTTATATGTACCTGGAATAGAGGTAATGCTCAAAGCCGCAGCTGCTAAGGTGCCTGATGCAATAGTCGTATAAGATCCGTTAGCGGTTGCCCACGCAACACCAGTAGCGGCTGTAGAATCGGCTGTCAATACTTGTCCATTTGTACCAACTGCGACACGGGCATTTACTGTAGAGAATCCGTAGAGATCACCCTTTGTAGTCAATGGTGAGGCTGTGCCACCGATAGCCACCCACGCTGATCCTGAATAATACTCAGTCGAGTTAGTATCCTTGAGGTAGGAGATCATGCCTTCTTGAGGTGAGGCGATGGCCGAGGTTCGAGCTGCGGCGCTGGCGAAGACCATGACGACCTGTGAGGCTAGATAGCCATTAGCGTCAGCTGCGGTTAAGACATCTCCCGTAGTGAACTCTTTATATCCTAAGCCTGCTGCCATTGTGTGTCTCCTAGTATCCTAATATGGATTGTCCGATTATACCGTAAGTCGATGATCCGATGATGAATCCCTCGACTATAGGCTCAAGTGTTGTTACTGTGCATTTCATACTGTTAGGGGTTATATCCCAATTTAGGCCTTGCACTTGCAAAACCTTAACGATTGTCGAGCCGTCTGGCTGGACGTTAGTGATCTTGACATTATCAAAATAATCAAGGCCGATCATGGTGTCAGTCGGTACATCTGTGTCTAGTAGATCGACGGTCATGGCATCAATACGGATAGTTGTCTCAGCTCTAGTCGCCACATATATCTTTGCAATGTCTAAGACTTGAGCATCTGTCTCAGGGATCATGTCTGTGATAGTCGTGCCATGAGGGAAGTACTTAGCCGATGAATCTGTGTTGACAGAAGTCTGCGCTGTGCCGCCAATGCGTGTCATGCTGGCTTGATTGACGATGAGCTTGTCATCGAAGGCGTAGCGAAGGTCAGAGTACGGAATGCCTGTTGTCTGATTAAACTCGATAGGGCTAGCGGCTAAAGATGCCACTACATCGCTGCGATCCTTAAACTCTGCTGTGCCATCTGGCAACATGAAGAATGCGCCTTGCTCTGCGAACTCTGCTGCCTTGATGGCTGCAAGGGATGTGCGAGCCGTTGCCGGATCTGCCTGAACTGTAGTTGATCCTGTGTCGGTAATACGCATCGATGTAGGGAATGAGACTTGATCAAGGATCTTTGTAATACGAGTGCCAGTGGTCTGTCCAGCAGTTGCGCCTGTAACCGTAGAGACGTTAGCCATCTGAAAGAGTCTAAACGCATCCGAGCAAACAATATCGACGTATCCGATTTCCTGCCCTGTTGGATAGTAATACTTGTAAGTGTCAACGTATCCAGAGAATAAGAACTCCTGCGCGGTTGCAGTAGTAGCAGCTACACGGATCTTTCTTAGTGGAGTGAGATAGCCGAAATACGGTGAGGCCGCATTCTGAGGGTTAAAGTAAGAGTTAGGGTCTAAGACTCGAACTGTGCAGTTGCCAGACTCGTAGGTGTCTCGCATGATGTTACGTCCACGGCTGATCTTGATTGAGCGAGTGACGCTACTGAGATCAACTACTGGATCAAGTACGGCTGAATCACCGAATGCGCTTGTGCCGATTACTCCGTATTTATCGTCGCCAATAACGAAGCCAAGGCCAAATGTAGCACCTTGGCTAAAGTCGAATGATACCGAGATGGTTGCAGGAAGTGTCATTCGATTGCTACTGCGCCCTTATTGCGTGATCGATTAACTTGATTGAAAGATCCAGATAGAGAACTGTTCACCTGTGAATTAGTAACTGCGCCGCCTACAACATCGCCATCAAGATAGACCTCGACGTTAATCGCTTGAGCGTTAGCACCTTGGAATCTATTGACGGCTGACATCAATTCCATTTCTGCATCGGAGAAGCTAGATGATGGAGCAACTGGCGCATTCTGTAATTGTGCTACAGATACGCCAAGGGATGAGGCTGTGTAGTTAAGCAAGTCCATCGGTAACGTCCAGTTACGGTAAGGATTAGGAGCCTCTGGCGTGGTCAGTAGCAAGGCGCGTAGTTCATTCTGGCGCTTAGTTGCAGCTTCTAATTGATCAGATAACTGTGTGGCTAGGGTTGCATTGCCTTCGAGGATAGCCTTCTGCAATAGTAGAGAGATGCGATCGGTCTCGCTAATCTTGCCCTTAAGGGCTGCCTCAATACCAATAGCCTCTAGGTTGAGAGTCTTAGAAGCCTTCTGTAAAGCTAGAGACTTCTTCTGTGTATCGAGAGTCTTCTTCTGGAGTGCTGCTAATTCTTTAGCACGTTTCTCCGCATCGGCTTCGATCTTGCGTCTAGTGCGCTCTTCTTCAATGTTATAGCCAACGCCGCCAGAACCACCTGCGAACATGCGGCCTGCGCCTTTGCTAGTTTCTTTGTTAAAAGAATCAATGAACTTTTTCAATCGGCCAAGATCACTATTTTCAACTAGCTTAGGGAAGATGTTTTTTAGATAGAAATCCATCCCAGGCAATTCTTTGAAGTATGCAATCATTTCCGCTAAGCCTGTAATAACAGAACTAATCTCAGTTGCCAGCATCTCCATCGAGTCTGCTAATGGCTGAACTGTGTTGCCGTCGCCTGCGAGAATGCTCAAAGAATCTACTAGACCCTTGCCGATAATCTCTGTTGCTTCACCTGCTGCTGTAGATAAGATCCCCATCTTGCCAGCGTAGGTCTCAAGGTAGGCAGCATTAGCACCTGAGAATTGCTTGCCTAGTTTATCTTGAACATCTGCAAAGCTCATGGTCTTAAGCTCGGCTTGAGTTACGCCTAACTTATACTTGTTAAGTCCACGAGTCTGTCCCACATAAGCCTTGGTTAAATCTTCAACGACTGTCTCATATTTGACGCCAGAGCCTCGTGAGATGTCTAGGGCTTGAGTGAGTAATTCTTGAGACTTAGCAACTGATCCAGTAGTTTGCAATAACTTCTGCATTGCTGGTCGAAGTTCATCATCTGTAACGCCAGATGCTTTAGATAATTCAGAGATAAAGGCTTCAATACGTGGAACCTCGAAAGATAGGCCAAGATTCTTGACAGCCTGTGCGAGCTGCGAGGCTGCCTTCTCATCGGCAATAAACGCCTTTGCAGCATTCTTGCCAAAATTGATAACGGCGGCAGTTGATAGCCCAATGCCTGCCGCGCCTGCTAGTTTCTTTACAGCACCCTGTAGGCCTTTGACTTCCTTGCCAGCCTGCTTAAGTCCCTTATTGTCAAAGATGGTTGCAATGCGGATTGCTAGACTTGAATTGGCTGACATCAGCGGCCTCTAAATTTCATTGTAGTTCCCTTAGTAACTCTTAGGGCTGTGTCCATTGACTTTTCAATAGCTTTTAATACGGCAGCGTTAGTCTTGCCTTGATCTTCTGCCCATGCTCTAAATAGTAAGCGGCCTTTAGTCTTACGTGTACGACGTCCTGCTGCACTTGACTGCTGGCTATCAACTAACGGCGGCAAGGCGTCAATAAATTGGCGGCCTGCATTAGGGTTAGCAGATTGGCTCTTAGTCTTGTCGCTGCTGCGCTGCTTGTAGCCAGCCTTTCTTGCGAAGGGTGTACCAGCATTTTTATAGATATCTACTAGAGGAGCTTGACCTCTACCCTCTGGCCCCGACTTACGTCCGGCAGTCTCGTAGATCGATCCTGCTGCACTCTTATTGAAGATGGTAGCAATCGATCTAAAGCCGCGCTTATTAGGCTTAGATGCAGCAGTGCTATATCCAATGCCGCGCTTGATGTCGCTAGAGCTAAAGACACGATTTTCCCATAGGCCTACAGCATTACCCCACCCTGAGAGTGGAGCATCGCTAGGGACGAATCCTCTAGCCTTGACTGCAACTACCTTAAGAAGGTTTCTAATCTCCTTCTCGGTTTCTTTTGCCAGAGCAGGCTCAACTTTCTTTAGTGCCTTACGAAGCTCAAGTGCGCCGCTTACTTCTGTAGGCATCCTGTTGCTCCTTTGCTCTGTCTTTCAATGCTTTCAGTAACATCTGGAGCATCGATGAATCTAAATCTATAAGTGCTTGTGGAGGGATAGCCGTCTCAATGCTCAAGCGAGCGATGAGATAGTGGATGCTATCCCTGCCTAGGCCAAAGGGTCAGACTCTGCAACCTCTACACTCTTAAGAGTTTCGAGAAAGTCTGCGCCGAATGGCTTGACTGTGACTCCACTTAGTCGAAGGCCTTCCCATGCAAGCCAATAGACATCTGACTGCTTTTCATCATCGCGGAACGCTTTGTGAAATCCCTTTTTAGCATATAGCTCGAACGCGTACTCCAATCGAGGAGTGATCTCGATCTCGGTAACGCTGTTGTCTGCCATCGTGACTATTAACTTTGCCATGCTGTGCCCCTTTGTTTAGTTTGTTAGAATGTGCCTGTTGTGGCAACTGCGACTGTACCAGAGACGTTGAAGGTTAGGCTCTGTGTTGAGAGATCGCCTACTGCGCCGTTGATGTCAGTCGTGTTGTTGATCAAGCAAGTCATTGTGTAGAGAGGGTTAGTCGCAGATACTGCGGTTCCCTTTGTCTGTAGTAGAACTACTGTGACGTTAGTTCCCCACGCAGCTTGCAAAGTCGCTAGGACGTTAGCAGATGCTGTGTCGTTCAGGAAGTCGATTGTGACAGATGATGCCTCTAGACCCTTGACGAACTTATGGCCAGAGTCACCCATTGCAGTAACTTCAAGCTCATCGAATGCGCGGTTAAGTGTTACTGATGTAACGTGGTCTGATAGATCGACTGAGTTTACCTTCACGCCGACGTTGTTGCTTAGAAATACAGCCATGAGATTATTCCTCGTCTTTCTT